TATATCAAATAAATAATTTTGGAGATATAAAGAGTTTTTACAACTATCGTGGCAAAGGGAATTTGTTGATACCTAAAATAAAAAAAGGTTATTATGAAATTGGCTTAAGAAAAGATGGAGAAAGGAAATGGTATTCAATACATAGGTTAGTGGCTCAAACATTTATTGATAACCCTAATGATTTACCTTGTATAAACCACAGAGATGAAAATAAGTTAAATAACAACGTGGATAATTTAGAATGGTGTACTGTTGCATACAATAACACTTATGGTGAAAGATTAAAAAAAGTATCAAATTCAAACAAACTTAAAAAAAGAGTAATACAATATAGTAAAAATAGAGAAAAAATAAATACATATAATTCTATTGCAGAAGCTTCTGAAAAAACAAACACAAATAAAACAAGTATAAGCAAGTGTATTAATAAAAAGAGAAAAACTGCAAATAATTATATTTGGTTTTTAGAAAGTGTGGTGATGCCCAATGCCTAATTTGAAGAAGATTATATTTTACCAATGTAATTTTTGCCAAATAGGTGGTTGACCTATGGCGTAGAAACAATGGCTTATAACTGGTGTTGGTGGTTAAGAAACTTTTTTGATATAACTGTCTTATATTGCACAGGTGATGCCGAAAGAATAAGAAAAATGGCAAAACTAGTTAATATGGAAAAATATGAAGAAGGCAAAGAATACGAATGTGATATATTTATACGCAATAGTGTATGGGGCGTAATACCTAAAGGAATAAAAGCAAAACGTATGATAGAAATGAGGCACGCCAACTATAAATGGTTATTAGATAAAGGGTTATTATGGCAGCAATATAAAGATATGGGAATAGAAGAAATAGTAGGTTGTGGAGAATATGTAAGTAAAATGAGCCACGAAGCATTAGGAGATAACCCAACAACTATTAAGAATATTCTATTACCAAAAAAAGAAACACATAAAGTCTTACACTTTATAAGTTGCACACGTATTGACCAATACAAAGGTTGGGATAGAATACAAATATTGGCAGAAAAGTTAAGAAGAGAAAAAATAAAATTCGTTATTGATATATTTACAAATTCAAGAGGGTATAAATCAAATTACGAAGAAATACGCTTTTGGGAACATAGAGATGATATATGGGACTATATAGCCGACGCCGATTACACTTTGTTATTGAGTGATAGTGAAGGTTCGCCTTATACTGTACAAGAAAGCCTGTTATATAAAACGCCTTGTGTGGTGACAGATGTTGGAGGTTGCACTGAATTAATTAAAGATGGCGTAAATGGTTATGTTGTGCCTTTAGATATGAATTTTGATGTAAGAAAATTATTGAATATACCTAAATGTGAAGAATATGATAACCACGCATTAGAAGATTGGTTAAAGTATTTAGGATATAAAGGAAAGATAAACAAAAAAGAAATTATAGAAAAATTTGAAGAGGAGGAAAATATTATGGTTAGAGTAAAAGTAATTAAAGATTTTTCATTTGGTGCATTTGATAGTATTGAAAGTACATTAGTTAGAGCAAATGCTAAGGAAAATGTAAGAGGTAAGCTATATGCAAATGATACCTTTGAATGTGAAGAAGACACAGCAAGATATCTAACAGGAAATAACCCAATAAAAGAAGTCGTTGTAGAAATTGTAGAGAACATTAAACCAAAAGAAGAAGTTAATAAAGAAACACCAAAAGAAGAAAAAAAAGAACTACCAAAGCAAGAAAATAGAAAGAAGAACAAAAGATAATCTTCTTTTTCTATGCGTTTTGACTCGCAAAAAAAAGTATGTTATAATTAATATGAGGTTGCACACGGCACAAATTAGTGGAATAAAGACTAACTAATGTCTATAAACAAAAGGAGAAAATGTTATGGAAGATAACAAAGACACGAAAGTGGAAGAAAAAGTAGAAGAAACTACTCAAAAAACATACACACAAGAAGATTTAGATAATTCATTTAATGCTGGTAGAAAAAAGGCTAGTCAAGATTGGCAAAAAGATGAAAAATATAAAGAGTTCTTGGAATGGAAAAAAACAAATCAAAATGATAGTGAAAAGATTAATGAATTACAAATAAGTAATGAACAATTAAAAAAAGAAAATTCATTACTAAAAGCAACGAATGAGGTTGCTAAAAGTGATGTAAAACCCGAATTTTTAAAATTTGTTACAAGTGAAGTAATGCAATTAGTTAATGACACTACTGATTTTGAAACTGCGCTTAAAAACTACAAAAAAAATAATAGTCAATATTTTGGCGAAGTAGTAGTTAAAAAAATGCAAAGTTCACCAAATCTATCTAATGGTGGGGAAAAAACAATTACTACCAATGATATAATGAATAATTTATTGCGTGGTAATAGATAGAAAATATAATTAGAAATGGAGAGATAAAAATGGCTTATTCAACAACTGAAATAGCAAAAGACAATGCAGAGGCTCTATTAGAAGACCAAGTTGTCAAAGAAATTTTTAAAGATGTTGAACGTGAAAGTAAAGCACTTTCATTATTTAGAAGACTACCAAATATGAGTAGTGATAAAACAAAATTAAGAGTTAGTGATGCTTTACCACTTGTTTACTTTGTAGATGAGGGTACTAACAATGGAAGAAAGAAACTTACAACAAGTGCTTGGAAAAATGTATTTATTACTGCCGAAGAACTTGCTGCAATTGTACCAATTAAGGAAAATTTATTAAATGATGCTGATGTTGATTTGTGGGAAGAAATTAAACCACAATTAACAAACGCAATTGCAAAAGCAATTGATGATGCAATATTTAATGGAACAGGAGCACCAACTAGTTGGGGTGGTGGAATTATACCAGCCATCTTATCAAAATCTAAAGGTGTAGGAAGCACAGGACATTTATATAGTGATATTAATGATACTATGACTGCTGTTGAAACAAGTGGTTATAATGTTAATGCACTATTAGGTGGAGTTGGTCTTAAAGGAAAATTCCGTATGATGACTGATACAACAGGACAACCACTTAATACAACTGAAATAGGAAGTTTAAGAAGAGAATTTTTAGACAATGGTGCTTGGGATGACGATAAAGCAACTTTAATAGCAGGTGACTTTAACCAAGCTGTATATGCTATTAGACAAGATGTTACTTATAAAGTATTAGACCAAGCAGTAATTCAAGACCCTAGCACAGGTGAAATTCTTTATAACCTTGCACAGGAAGATATGGTTGCTTTGAGAGTAACATTCCGTATGGGATATGCTATACCAAACCCTGTTAATGCTTTAGATGGAACTGCAACTAGATACCCATTTGCTGCATTAGTACCAGGAACAGTAAGTTTATAATAAAAGGAGGGCATTATGGAATTTGAAGGACAATATCTAACTTATGAGGAATATCTTGCGTTAGGTGGGACTTTGAGCTTAATGCCTTTTAATTTATTAGAATTTGAAGCAAGAAGAAAAATTAATATAAGAACTCAAAATAGACTTATAAATCAAGAAATACCTCAAGAAGTTAAATTATGTATTTTTAAAATGATAAATAGTATAAATGATTATTCTATAAATAAAGGAAATGTTGCAAGCGAAAGTATTGATGGATATTCTGTCAACTATATAACTGCAGATAAAATAAGTGAAATAGTAAAATCAAAAAGTGATGAACTTGATGATATTATAAATACTTATTTAATAAATGTTATAGTTAATAAGCAACATATTATGTATTTGGGTGTAGAATGATAACAAATTCAAGTATAACTATTTATCATCAGAATGGTTTAGATGTATCAACACATTTAGAAAAATGGAAAAGATATAATTATGATAAAGTGTGGTTTTTTGGTGGGAAAGGTGCTAGTATAAATAAAGGATATGATAATGCCAATGATGTTGAAATTAGAATACCATATGCGCACAATTCTAGTTTAAATATTGGGAACTTCTCAATAGGTGATATTGTAGTACAAGGCACACTTAATATTGATATAGAGAAACAACAAGATTTATCTAATTATCTTATATATAATATAACAAGCATTAATGACAATAATTTTGGTAATAATCCACATATACATTTAGGTGGTAAATAATGTCAGTCAAGTTTCCACCTACAAGTGTTATAAGAACGAATTTAGGATTAACACCAAACAGCGATGTACATAGATTTTTTACACAAACGTGTGCCATACATATGGATAAGTATGTTCCTTATGATGAGGGTACTTTATCAATGTATGATTTAGAAGTAGATAAAATTATTTATAATCCTATATATGCAGACTATGTATATTATGGAATAAGCAAAAGCGGGAAGCCTTTAAATTATCAAAAGGATATGCACCCATTAGCCACATCATATTGGGATAAACATATGTGGAATGCAGAAAGTAACGATGTGGTAAATGAGGTACAAGAATATATTAGGAGAAGAAAATGAGAATAGGAAAAGTAAGAGATTATTTATTTAATATAATTAATACTTTAACTACTGATAGAAATTATCAAATTAATGCAGACTTTCTAGGAAATGTTGGAGATTATTCTTTAAATAAGATACCAACGAATTCAAATGTTGAAAAATGGATAATAGATACATCAAAAAAACAAGATACATATTCATTTAGAAGTCGTAAAACATATTCGAGAGATACAATAAATAATTTGCAAAATATAGGTTTTTTTGAAGATTTAGAAGAAAAGATTAATTCTAATAATGATAATGGCATATTGCCTGAAATAGATGGAATAGAAAGTATTGAGTGTTTGAGTTGTGGTAGTTTAAATATAGCAAATACAAACGATGCAATATTTGATATCCAAATTCAAATAACTTATTTAAAAAATGAAGAAACAGGAGGTATAAGCCTATGAAAAAAATAATAGCAAAAATAGATTGTGTTATTAATGGTGTATTTTATGAAAAAGGCAAAGAAATACAAAATCTTAACTATGAACAGATAGTAAAAGCAAATGAAATAGGATACATAGAACCTCTTGATTATAAAGAATTAATGGTTATTAAAGAGGAATTAAATAAACCAAAGAAGAAGGAGGAATTGTAATGGCACAAAATAAAAGAAGTTCTTATGCACATTTTATTGATATAAATAAAGGTGTTGGAACTGCTAGTTATAAACGTGAAGGTGTTGGTGTTGAAGCATTGTCAATGTCTTACAATGCACAAGTAGATACATATAAGACTATCCTAGCCGATGAAGCAGATAGTGTATTCAAAAACTACGATATTCAATCAAGCGTAAGTGGAAAACGTATTTATAGTGATGATAGCATTTACACAATGTTAGATACTGCAAGACGTTCAGCACAACCTATTGAAACTACATTGGTAGAAGTTGATATGACAACAACTAGCCCATACACTGCAACAAAATATGACGTATTAATAACTATTGATGAGTTTTTAGGAGAAGACGCAACAATTAGTTACAACATTTACTATAAAAACCCAGTTGGAGGAACTGCAACAGTTTCTGGTTCAGGAGCAAGTGCTACTATATCATTTATACCAACTGCAAGTTTATAATATTAAAACAAAGAAGCCTATGGGCGAGGGTGATGAGTCCTTGTCCTTTTTAATTATTAGGAGGGAATAATTATGGATAAAGTAATATATGAAAAAAAAGGAGTTAAACAAATACAAGTCAATGAACAAGGTGATTACATCGAAATTGACTTAATGGATATAGAACTTCCTTTTAAAGTAGAAAATACAAGAAAAGAATTAATAAGACAAAATAATATTTTTAAAAACAGATGTAAAGCCATAGAAAAACAATATAAAGATAATGAAGAATTAATAAGAGTAAATCAATATAAAGCTGAAATCGACTTTTGTAATAAATGTCGTGAAGTGCTAGATGGTTTTTTAGGCAAAGGAGCTTGCCATAAAATATTTGGAGATACTAACAGATATGGTATGTTTGACCAATATTTTGAACAACTAGCAGATGTATTAAGTGGTCTTGAAATGGACATAAAAGCTATTAAAGAAGAATTAATGGCAAGATATAAGAAAAACACGGAAGTAATAAAATGATATACCCAACAAAAATGGAAGTAAATGGGGTTGCCTATGATATAGATACAAATTATAAGACAGCACTAGCTTGTTATCAAGCTATCAATGATGACAATTTAAAAGATTTAGAAAGAGCAATTGTAGTTGTGTCATTATTGTTAGGTGAAAATGTACCATTAGAAGATACGGCAGAGGCATTACAAAAGTGTGCTATTTATTTAAGATGTGGTCGTGAAGAAAACCCAAATGAAGATGAAATAGATATGGACTATTTTCAGGACGAAATAGCCATTAGGACATCGATAAGACAATGCTACCATATAAATCTTAACACCGAAGAAAACATTCATTGGTGGGAATATAATGAGCTTATAGAAGGTCTTACGGAAGAAACATT